CACCGTCCCGAAGTCGTTAGACGGATCCACGGGTCCAGGGATGATGAACACGGTGGCGATAGTGTCCGCATCCCCGAACAGTTCAGTCCCAGCAATCCCATCAGGGGTCATCACTAGGTTCAGGCTCGGTTCACCCACGGCACCCGTAGAGGCGAACCCTGCGATGTTCATCGAGGTGAACGCTGTCGTCGTACCCAGAGCGGCAGAGGAACCGACACCTGAGACAGGGGCAGTCGTGTTGGCCTGGGCCGTGCCGACTGCACCAGCAGAGGCAAGCCCCGAAGGTGCCACTACCGCTGTCAGGGCAGGAGAACCCACAGCCCCAGAACCAGCAGCAATCCCATCCACAGACAAGGCAGCATTCACCTGGGCCGTGCCCACAGTGCCAGCAGGAGCAACCCCAGACACGGCAATAGTGGTGTTCGCCTGCGCTGTACCCACAGCCTCAGACGAGCCAATCCCGGTCGGGTAAACCGTCAGATCCAAACTCCAACCGAGGAGCAGGACCGGACGTTCAGTGATGTCCTGAATCTGGACAGTCACTCAGTCAGCCCCTACAGGGAGAAAATCTTGTTTGCGCCGCTATCCCACACCACGGTGATGTCGCCACCGGCAGGCTTAATCGGGATACCCGTGCCCGTGTCAATCCACGCAATCAGACGCTGCGAGGACGAGGACACATCAGCGCCACCAGTCGAAGCAGACGACTGAAACAGCAGCAGCGCATGATCGCTTGCGCTAGACGCAGGCGTCGTAAACGTCACATCAGCCGCATCGAACACGCCATTAGTCACCGTCTTGGATGCAAGCGCACCAGACGTAGCATGCAGCGTCGCACCAGCACCAGTCACCTCAGACACCGTGTTGTGTGCGGAAGAATATGTGTAACCCCGAACCAGGGCAACCTTGATAACCGCCGTGTCAAGATCAATGCTTCCATCGAGGAAGCCTTCCTTGGCCTTAGGGAAGACAGCGTTCGCCACCTGTACTCCTTAGAATTGAACTACCTGCCCCGTCTTAGGGCTGTAATGGGCACCGTTGCTGAAGGTGTTGTTTGTTGCATCAAAGGCAGCGCCTGCCTTCTCCGATATCTCAATCGCCTTACGGATATCGGGAGTCCTAGTTGTCGCAGGCTGAATCCCTGCCGACCTCGCGGTCTTGTACAGATCCAGTTCAGCCTGCTTGCCACGCTCCCTGGTCCGGTCAATGCCCAGGTGTGACTTACCCCAGCCCACTCGCAGAGAAGCCGATCTCAGGCAATCCCCATAAGAGGCATGGTCTTTTGTGATACATCCGGTCCTACAAGCCATACAGATAAATCCTTCCAACGCCTGTAGGGGCCACCCCCACTATTTGAGGTGACCCCTACAGGTTGATCAGTTAGATCAGGATGCGTTGATCGAGCTCGAAGACTCGATGCGCCAGAGCGCCGCCTCGCGGTAACGCTTCCAGCCCAGAACGCCGTACCAGCCCAGAGGGCGGTGACGCATGAGCTTGTCAGTCACAGGACCGACAATGGTGTGCGGCTCCTCCGCGACAGCCTCAGCAAGCGCCTGCTTGCCAACGATGATCGTGCGGAACACGCGAGCCGAAGACGAACCATCGGTCGTATTGTACATGCGCGGCGTCTCAATGAAGTACGCGCCATCAATCGTACCGATGAAACCAGGCCAGAAGTTCTCCGAAGCGTCGTACTTGTGGAGATCCTGGAAACCTCCACCCGTCGTCTCGCTGCGAATGTCGTGCGAAACCTCAGGGTGAATGTATGCAGCGTAGAGGCTGCCCTGACGCGGAACTGCAAGACCCGCACGCAGCTTCGACACACAGAAGCGGACATCCGTCAGGGCGATGGTGTCCGTCGCCTCAACCTGATTGGTTGCGGCAGGAGTGTCAGAAGCGTCACGGGCGTAGCGCACATTGCTGCCGCCACGAAGTTCCGTCATGGCAACCGCATCAAGCGAGTCAGCCATGTTGTAAGCAATGATGTCAGCCGCAGCCGGGTCAACATCAGACAGCGAGAACAGACCCAGCTTGCGGGTGAGCAGGGCAGCATTGCCGTACTCAGCCAGGGTCACCGTCACCGTGCTGGTGTTGCTCAGGGCAACAGCATCAGGATCGACGTTCTCAGTAAGGGTCGAGGTAGCCTGAGCCAGATCAGCATAAATCTGGAAGACAACGGACGAACCCGGCATGGCCTGCTGCACAGGACGCTTATCAGCAACATCACGGATGAGCGGCTGCGAACGCAGGGCCATCTCAACATAGCGATCATAAGCGGACTGGACAAGGTTAGTCATGCCAGTCTGGTTGCTGATCGTAGCCGAACCAGTGTAGGTATTAGCCATTGTTGAGATTCACCACCTTTCGCGGTTAGTTATTGGACTTGGTCAGTACACCGGGGGACCGCCAGAGTTCTGAAACAGAATCCTGTTCAGCTCTTCTGGCGTCTTCGCAGCGGCGATCATCGCCATAATCTGCGACTCGTCACCCACGGGTGCTTGTCCCGCGTTTACAACATCGTTGAACTGCTGATAGCCCTGGGGCACCTGAATGTCAGGCTGATTACCCATCTGCTCCTCGGCCTGCGATCCACCATTCACAGCCGCAGTGGGCTGGAACACATCGCTACGGTCATCGAGCCAAGACGTAATCTCTGCCTCGTTACTCAGACCCTCAGGGATCAAATCAGCGATCTTCGGGTTGTAGCCACGCGAGGTGAGAACTTCCTGCACGCTGCGCTTACGAGATTCAACTCGGAAACCTGTCAGTTCCTGTTCGAGTTCCTTGATGCGACGCTGCGCTGCCTTGTGCGCTTTACGCACCTGGGTCATAGCGCCGTCATCGTAATCATCGAAATCGTCAGGCAGGTCGTACTCATGCTGGGCCATATGCCCTCACCCTCTTCTCATCCGTGGAAGTCGCCACCCACACGCATCACTGGGGAAGTAGACGCATGGCTGTGGCTATCGGTCTTATGACGCACACCGGGGCCGATAGATCCGGTTGTGGGTGGAGGTGACGGGAATCGAACCCGTGTCTGGGTCTGTGTCCTTCGTGAGGCTTTACAGTCCCGCTATCCATTCACCCCCGAGGACGCCTACTGGCGTCCCGTGTGAACCCTGTACCAGCGGTAATCATCCACGCTTACATGTTCCTTTCAACGGCGAGAGAACCCGCAGAAGCGCCGCTCGATCCAGCAAACCTGGCACGCTCCCTCTTCGCACGCCTCTCCGACGCGAGCTGCTTCTGTCGATCACCGAAAGCAGCATCCACACTGTCTGTCTGGTTAAACGCCTCACGGTCAATTCCAGCCAGGGTTGTTTCCCGGTCTGCGACCCTGCGTGCCTGGTCAAAGGTGCCCTCCAAGCGGGACATCGTTTCCATCTCAAACGGATTCTGAATCTGACCCAGAGACGTACCACCCAGTCGCTCCGCGAGCGCCTTATCCATGCTGAACCCGGCACGCTCACCCGCAGCACCAATCTGTGCCGCTCGAGCCCTAGAACGCACACCCTCCTGCGTGCGGATAGCCTCATTGCGTTCCGCAGCAAACGCCAAGCCCTGCTCATTCGTGAGGCCCAGCATGTACGCCGTCAAGTCACCGTCAGTAATGTTGTAGTACTGCTTCAGCTCCGCAGCAACAAGCGGATTCATTGCCTGCTTAGCGGCGATAACCCGCTCCTCAACTTCCTTAGGAGACAGGCCGGCACCAATCAGACGGGCGTAGTCAGCAGGGCTGTCGTAGTAGGTTGGGTCAATGCCGTAGTTAGCCATGCTGTTCCGGTATGCAGACTCAAGTCCGATGTACTCGGCCTCACTAATGGCCTGACCACGACCGATCAGTTCAGCCATTCCAGCGAAGCGACGCTTATACACATCTGTGTCACGGAACTTCATCAACACCGCATCAGTGCCGGCATCAGCCAGACCCTCAAGGATCCAACCCTCAACCTGACCCATCAATGTTGTGACATCAGCTTCCGCGAAACCGAACTGCTTGAACAGGCCACGCAGGTACTCACGGGCATTAGCCCGTGTAGCAATCTGCTGAGTGTTGTCCGCAGGCTCATCCTCAACCTCGTCAACAATGGGAGGCTTACCGCCACCCACACCCTCACCGGGAGGACGGATACCCATATCGGGACGACGACCGGGGAGCGGCTGCTCAACCCAAGCCTCACCGCTCCACACCCACTCGTAGCCCTCCATAGGGGCACGAGGAGGCTGACCCACCGGACCCCCAGGAGGGCCGCCGGGATACTCAGGACCCCGAGAAGGTGGGGGAGTGACAGGCTTCGGTGCAGGCGGCTTCGGATTCTTCTTCTTTGCCATCCCTACCCCACGAATCCCATCATGCGAGCCAAATCAGACCCGATACTCGAATAGGTATTGAGAGCGTTATTCGTGTACTGCCAACGCTCATCCTTCTTGATCGCCTGGTTGAACTCCCACAACGGCATCAACCGAGGTTCCTTCGTGGTTTGATCAATATCCGTAAACGCTCTCCGGAGCAGCGGATCATTCAAATCCACTGAACTGGGATCCCGAAGTTCCAGCATCTGAGCAAGCTCACCGATGTAGCCCGAAGCCAAATCGCGAACCGAACGATCCTTCGACAATCTGCCAGCGAACACCGGATACTTCGACTCGGCCTCAGCAATCAGCTCATTCCAGGCATCGTCCTGATCATAGTTCGAGTTCGGGTTCAGGATCTGCTGCGCGGTTCTCTTCGCCCAATCGGCATCACGAGTTAAACCATAGGCTCGAACAGCGTCAGACAAAGTCCGCTCCGTATCAAGAAGCGCCCCACCGGGAGTTAACTCGTTGCCGCCGGCCTGCTGCTTCCCAAACTGCCCAGCCAGCCACACGCGTAAGCCACGATCGTCAGAGTTCCAGCCCTGGTAGTAGTAACGTCGCGCAATCTTGTTCAGCAAATCGTCGGGAATGGCGATGTTGTACAGCTCATTCGCAAGATCACGAATCTTATCTCTCGCGTCACCGAGTGCCTCGTTCCACACCCCAGGCGGCTGGCTGAACTCCATCTCAAAGGCGGCACGCCACGCAGAACCCTTCTTCGGATCCAGCCACCAGTCAGTCTTCTTCAACTCACTGTTGAACGTCTGAGCGTCCCAGCCCTTACGCACAGCCTCATCAAACAACTGACGCAGTTCATCATCCGTGCGAACAAGATTCGCTACCTCAGGGCCGAGACGACTGAAGTAGTCCTCCATGAAGTCCCGGCGAGCCTCCTGGCGATCCGCACCCGGATCAGCATTACGGATCCTACGGAGGGCTGCTCGAGCTTCCCGCAACCGATCCTCAGCCGCATCGATCGCAGTAGCGGATCCAGTCTTCTTCTCGTCAGCAAGAGCCTGCTCCGCAAGACGAATGTCACGCTCCGCGATACGAACCGACTCGGGCTTCCTACGCCGCTCCTCAGCCATCACGCACCCCCAGCCAGAGACTGCATGAACACTTGGAAGTACTGGTCACCCTGACGCTCCCGGTAATCCTCCTGATCTTGAGCAAACTCAAGCGCAAGAACACCCGGATCAACACCACCAGAACCCACAACAGTGTCACCCTCCACAGACACCGTCTGCGGGTTCGCCATCTCAGCCTCGTTCAGAATCTTCAGGAACTGGCTGTACTCGTTCTGTGTAGGGTTGCGACCCAGAGCCTGCTGCATCGTCTGCATCAACAGACCCTTAGCGGAAGTCGGGTTCGTCAGGCTGACCTGACCGCCCCCTCCACCGCCACCACCACCGCCGTAACCTCCACCGCCACCTCCGTAAGAGGAAGAACCGGAGGATCCCGTGTCAACAGCGGGGCCATCGAACAGAGACGGAGGCATGTAACCCGTAGCCACATCCTCCGCAAGGAGATCAAACGGATCCTTGTTAATCCCTCGAGCCGACAGATAGCCCGACATCTCAACATAGTTGCTGAACGTGGACTCTGCGGTGCGGGGACCGCCACCTAGAGCCTGAGCTGCGTTAGCCCACGCCTGCTGCTGCCACGCCGGCAAAGTACGAAAACGTCCCGCCGCTTCAGCCTGATCCACCTTCTCGTAATACTGGTCAGTCCACGAGACAATAGGACGCATCACCTCAGGGGCAAGATCCCGAGGCTGCAACCGGAACGAGTCATGCGCCACCCCAGCAACAACCGAAGCGGCCTTGGATTCACGTGCGTCAAGAGCAGGACGGTACTTGAACAGCGGACCCGTGTACGAACCACCAGCAGCCACTTCCTGCTTGCCCTGGTTGTAAAGGGCAGCAGCACGGTCAGCAAGCCTGTCCGCAGACATGCCCGGATTCTCACGGCCAGCCGTCGCCACATTACGTGCCGTATCTCTCCACCAAGACATTACCGGACCTCCACAGGTTCCCAGGCACCCGAATCCGGAATCGCCTTCGTGAACGTCACCACCAGGCCACGCTTCTGATCAAGGGTCAACGAATCACCCACATCATCCAGCCACAGATTGACAGCGATCTCCCACGTCTCACGCAACGCAGACTTCGCGTCATCCATGTTCACGCCCTCAGCGCGACCCGTAGCCACATCCTCATACTCTGACTTGAACGACAAGTACGCGTCGATCAGCGGGAGAGACATATTCGCGGCAGCATTCCCACGGGCCGACAGCGAAGTAGCCGCCTCCACAATCTCTCGAGCAACAACCCGATACTCACTCGCCTGAGTCCACCCATCAGAGTTCAACAGGTAGTCGATACCCCGGTACTCGTTACGGATCAGGGATCGACCCAGAGTGCGGATCTCCTCCTGCTCCGTCCACACAGGGTTCTTCGACCCATCAGGCATGTACTCGGGAATACCGGACGTGTTCCGATCGAACTCGTTCTGAACATCAAGCCACTGCCAGTAACCGTCAGCCTTGATCATGTCTCCGGCGTACCGCTCCACTTCCTTCCACTTCGTGGCGTTGTACGTCTTCAACGCCTGGAAGGCAGCATTTGTCGTCGGAGCGTCCTTGCCCTCCGGCATGAACAACGACATGCCACGAGGAGCCTCTTCCCACACATCAAGGTTCGACTTCAAGTAGTCCACGTTTTTCAACGTGGGCGTGACATAGCCGTTGTCGTAGCCCTCAGACTGCGACTGGAGGAAGATCCCGTCAGTCGGGTTTGACTCCGTCCAGCGAATGTAGGCGTCCGTCCAGTCCGAGCCGTCGGCTAGGGAGGCTTCGACCATGTCGCGGAAAGCTGGACGCAGAGCCTGATAGCCGGCCTCACGGGCAGCAAGGGACGCGTAGTCGTCCATGTATTGCGGTGACGATGGGGCGAAGAACCCGAAGATCAGGGACAGCAGCGACATCTCGACTGTGCGTGCCTGCATGGTGTCCATGAAGTCGTTGCGGACCTGCTCATCAGCCCACTCCTCCGGGGTGGGGATCTGACCAGCGGCAGCAGTTGCGGCAATAGTCCGCATCGTCATCTTGTAGCCGAACGTCCCCGGTGCGTCTTCGCCGATAGCAGAGGTGATCACAGCCTGCATCTTCTTCACCACAGGGGGCAGGGCACCGTAGACCGCGCCCACGAGGTTCTCGCCGTATCCGCTGAACGGGCTATCAATGTCCTGCTGAGCCGCGATGTCACCAAACACCTGCGCCTCAATAGCCTTGAAGAAGTCCTGAGCCACAGGCATCGAACGCAGAATCGGCTGCAACGTCACCGCAGTCCACGGCGACGACGCCGTAGGCATCCACTGATTCGGATCCAGCGACGGTGACAGCCACTGCACCTTGCCGCCGAACGCCATCGGCGCAGCCGCATGCTTCATCGAGCCATACCCAAGCGCATGCGTGAACGGCTGAAATGCCGCCATGACAGGCGCAGACATCGGATAGATGAAGTACTCCCCGCCGTACTGATCCTTATGCACAAACCCGAAGTCCTGGCTCGCCTGCCACGCCAGCACAGCCTTCCAATACGCCATCGGCTCATACTTACCCGTGCGAATCAGACGACGACCGAAATCCTCCTGGGCACGGTAGTAGCGAGCAATGTTGCGGACCTGCCACGCAAGATTCGTCCGAATCGCAGGATTGTCCACATACGACATCGTCAAACCGTAAGCACGCTCAGCAGCAAGATCCGTCATCATGCGAGCTGCACGCTCTTCACCGAACACCTTCGCGTAACGGGCCTCCAACGGGGCCAACGCCTTACGCGTCTCCAAGTAGTTGCCGTAGAACAGCGGATTACGAGTCAACCGGGCAAGCGACCGCCCCATCATCTCCCACGCCGTCGTCCCAAACTCGCGACCGTCGTTCGCTGGAACCCACACCGGCTCCGACTGGTACACCAGAATCGACTCAGGATGGTCATACTTGCCCTGCATGAAATCTTCAACGAAGATTCGCTGCTCGTCACCATCACCGATCTCGAAATACGGGCGACCCTTGTCATCTGTGCGACGCAACGCCCCGTAAAGTTCTTGGTTCCAGTCACCGTCACGGCCCGTAAACGTGGCAGCCATATCGTCCATCATGCGACGCACAACATCCTGCTCACGCTCAGCAGAGTTCAAACGCATGCGCTGACGCACATACGCCCAATCCTTCGACACCTTCGAACGGTTCACCACCTCGGTGATGATCTTCTGAAGAGCTTCTTGGTTCGTGCCACCGGGCGCATTGAGAGCCTCCCAGTAGCGCGGCAAGTAGTTCAATGCACGCTGATTCAGGCTGTACTTCGCGGTCATAAACTGCAAGTGAGCCATCATAGCTCGAGCCTCACGATCAGACAGCGTCTTGCTGGACAAGCCCATGCGGGTCGCGTACTCGCGATCCAGATACACAGCCCGGTACAACTCACCATCAAGGTACGTGTACGTGCCCTCATCGCCAACAGCGGGAAGCGTCGAATCAGACAAGTGACGTGAAGACTCCGCAGCCTCTTCCTTGAACGCATACCCGTACTCGGAGTTGAGGAGCTGCTTCTCGTACGACAGGATCACGCGATCCTCAGGCGTCAACTCATCCATCGACTTCGCTCGAGCAAGACGGCGACCGAAAGCACGCAGACGCTTATCACCGGAACGAACCAACTTCTGGCGCATCAACGCTCGAGCAGCCAGATCCACGACAGCCTCACGCCCCGCAAGCGCGGCAGCGCGACGCTCAAACGACGACGTAGTCGGCACAAGGAACTGAGCCACACGGGCAAGCACCCCGTCACGGACCCGATCCGTACCCGAGACATACGTTGCCTTCTCGGAAAGATCAACCGCCATTGTGCGGAACACACCCAGCTTGCCGTGCCGGCCATACAGTTTCAAAGCCTGATCAAGCGACTTCTGGGCCGCTTCCTCATCACGACGAGCCTTATCCAACGTGGACTGCTCAGCCTTACCCGCACGCACGCGACGCTCAACAGCAACAGTCTCACGCTGCGCCTTCTTGAACGCGACCTGCTTCGCGACCAGATCCTTGCTGTCACGCGCTGTCGCTTCAAGGACAGTCTGATCCATGCGCCGTCCCCGAAGGAACGGCTTCACCTTGCCGCCCGTCAACGCATACAGGCCAACATCCTCTAGGCCGTTACGAAATTGGAAACGCGGTCCCGCGAGTGTCCCCAACACCCACAGGTTCGTCACCGTCGAACCGACACGGTTATTGAACAGAAGCGCGTTCAACAAGGAGGTGCGAGCCATGTACCTGTCCAGAACCTGAAAGTTCGGGATGTACATTCGTGGACTCATCTGATCCGGGTACAGGCCACCACGGATACCCGCAGTCGTCACGTCCGGGCTTACCCGCTGAGCCAGCACACCACCAGGCTTACGAGCCTGACGCACCATGTCCTTGCGGATCTGCTCAACGCTAGGAGGCTTCGGACGCTGCTCGCGATCCCACTTCGCAGCACGAGCCTGCAAATCCTTCAACTTCGCTCGAGCAGCAGCAAAGTCACCACCCTGAGCAATCAGCTCATCCAACTGAGTTTGAGCCGACTCGATAGCAAACGTGTACGGGTTGTCCAAATCCGCTGCTTCACGCAGCAGGCGTGCATGCTCATCCTGAGCGGCCTTAGCGATGTCACGCATCGCACCGCCATACCGGGCAATGTGGGAAGCGGCATACGCCTCACCCTCACGCACACCCGACATGAGTGCGAGCAGTTCACGCTCAGCCTGCTCATCTACCACGTTAACGCCACTTGCACGCAGGAACGTGCGGACCAGTCCCGTCAACGCCAGTTGCCGCTGGCCCTCGTTCGCCTCGGTCCAGAACGACCGCAGCATGTTCGCGGCACTCTTACCCATACCAGAGGCCATCGCCATCTGGTACACCTTGTCCGCGTCACGAGCGGTATCGGTGATGATGCCGTTACGGGCATCAGGGATCACCGTCAACAGGCGACGATACTGGTCCCGCATGCGGGTAAACGACTCAGTGAACGTCGCGCCCTTGTTCCAAGCACGCTTCCGTGCCCACCCCTTCGTCCACACCTGACGCACATTGCCGGCCTCGTCCTTCTCCGTGCGTGCCCAGCCCGTCCACTTCGCCAAGCGACGATCTGAGCCAGGGCCACCCAGCATCGGGTCCAGAATGTTCCGGGCAACCCACGTGCGCCGGCCACCCTCACTCACTGCCTGCAAGTCAGAGAACGCTGCACCCAAAGCCTCAGCCGTGTCCTTGTCCTGCAACGCACGGGCAAGGACATCGATCTGCTCGTCACGAGGACGAGACGCCCAACCCTCACCGAGCTGCTGCTCAAGGATCCGCGTAGCCGACAACTGCGCCGACGTAGCATTCAACGTCTGGTTACGGAACATGGACTGCACCACCGCACGGGCATGACCCATGTGCGGCACATACAGTGCCCGGTTACCTGTCTGCACAGCGATCTGTGAGTTCCATGCAGCCACAGGTGCATACGCCTCACCGACACGCATCGCGTTTGCACGCTCAGCCTCACGGCGAGCCTCCGGCGTGAACTGACTCAGGTAGTCCATGCCGCGCTTCGACGGATCGATGGTGATGGGCTTGCCCGTGAGGACACGCTCCACATCGTCCATCGTCTGATAGAACTTCGCCCAGTCCTCAGCCGTCACAAGCCCACGCTCAAGAGCGATCTCCGTATGCTCCGGGGCGAAGAACCGTGACTCCCTAGACGTGAACTGACGGTTGTGAATCGCGAGTAGTTCATCGCGAGCAGCAGGATTCGTCTCAGCCTTAATCCGGGCGACAGACTCACCGAAGCGGTCATACACGCGAGCAACAGCCTCATCCTCGCGGATCGCTCGAGCGATACTGCCACCATGCTTGCTCAGCTTCCCTGCCATTCCGAACTTGGCAAGGCGTGCCGCTTTGCCGGCAGCACCAGCAATCAGCAGCGGGTCAAGCACGAACCACGACGACACGTTGACCGCGTCACGAGTCAAACCGAACTGAAGAGTGTCAGGGGTCATGCCCACGCTGGAGGCGACAAGGTTGCCGTAGTTGCCCTGGTCCCGGCCAGCGATCTGCACGAACAACTCGGCACCGTTGTTCTCATCCCCGCCGACGTTCTCGCCGCGCAACGCCGACGTGACAAGCGCCATCGCCTCGGGGTCACCGTCGATGCTGGCAAAGAACTTAACCATCGCGGTTTCATCTTCAGACTGCGTCGCCATGTAGTACGCGTACATGGTGTCGAAGTTCTTCTGCCCGTATTGGGAGATCAGTTCGTCAGCATCCGTCTGGGACACAAACCCTGGACTCACAGCGTTCCACACGGCGGCGATCCGCTCGGGAATGCTGGACTCAGCAGTCAAGGACTGTTCACCGTAACGCGTGATCTGACCCTGAATTGAGGCTGCGTCGATCTGTCCACTGCGGAAAGCGGTCTGCGCCATCTGCGCCATGCGAGCAACCTGCGTGGTCGTCTCAACACCAACCAGAAGTGCATCCACCAGCATCGTCAGAGGATTGATTCCCTGAGCTTCACGCGCATTCTCGATGCGCTGCTCAGCAGTCATGTCGCCGACGCGGCCCGGGATCCCACGAGACGCCACAACATCAGTGCCTGTCGCAGTCGTTGTATCCGGCTCTACCATCGCCTGCTGACGCGCAGCCTCAGCCGCCTGAGTCGCCTCACGACTGTACTGGTCAAGGAACGCGATAGCCATCACCTGCTGATCGGCAGGCAACGCAGCAATGATTTGCTCAGCGGAGCCGAGAAGCCCTTGCTCCCAGTACGCCTTCGCTGCATCAGCAGCCGCTCGAGCCACATACACGTTCTTCACAGTCGCGATATCGCGAGGATCAGCACCCGAGTCAACAATCGCCTTATAGGCACCCGGTGCGTTCAACGCCAGCCACACAGCCTTCGACTGGTCGTCCTCAAGCGGAGACTGAACGTTATCGAAAGTGCGCCCGTAAGGCATCCGCACCGTGCTGTCCGACAGCAGCATGTCCGAGTAGTTGCCCTCGTCGCCACCCGAACCGAAGAACTCGCGCTCCTCAGAAGTCAGCAGATCCGTGAACGGAGTGGCGTCAACGAGCGCCTGCTTGAGCGCACCCGTGGGCTGCAATAGCCCAACGCGCACAGCACTGGCGTACTGCTGCATCTCCCGCTCCATGCGGTCAGCAGTAAAGCGTCGATTGGTTGATGCGTTGACAAGGCCACGGATCTGGGCGTAACGCTCGTAGTTAGGCTGCGGTGCCGGATTGAACTCCGGGTTCCGCGCCATAAGGTTCTGGGGCGACGTGACAGCGTTGTACGACATGGTTTCGTAGTTGAAACCTGACCCCTGCTGTTCGTCGTCCTTGCGTGGTGCCACTAAAGCCCCCGAGCCATCATCACGTCAGCGATGAAACCGATGTCCCCGGACTCGTCATATGCGGCGAGCGCCATCAGACGTGACGACACGGCACCCGTAACTGCACGCTGCTGCGGTCCCGGGCCGGGACCGAACGGTGCACCAGCCGTAATGGGCTCGTCAGGTCGTTCCGTAGGTGCGAACAGGGGAGTGGGAGCTGGACCCATCTCAACCGCTGGTGGTGCAGCCGCACGCCGACGCGGTCGCACCTCAGGTGACTTCGCCATCGGTGCAGAAGTCTGAAGATCCATCATCTCCTGACCCTCACCGTACTCGCCACCAGCGATGTACCTCGCGCCCTGACCGTCCGTGCGGCGCGACATAGCCCCAGGACCGGACACAGGAGCTGGGTTGCTTGGTCGGCGCATACCGCCGTGACCCTCAGCCATCCTGCTCCTTCACCACAATCTTTGAAATGTCAGCCGCTGTTTCTTCAGCGAACTCTTCCCGATCCACCTGAACCCACTCGTGCGCTGACTGACCAAGGGCCAGTAGGGCAAGGTTCTGGAAATGTTCAGCAGCGGCTTGCGCCATCTGCGAGGCGAACATCATGGAGGTTGCGACCGTGTCGGAGTTGAACCAGGGTGTGGCTTCAACGACTACGGGTTGCTCGTCAATGATCTCGAACTCGTTGTCCTCGTCCACACCCGGTCCTTTCTATGCACGCTTCTTTTTCGTAGAACCCGGCGGTTTCGGACCCTCAGACCCTGCAACATCGGCAGCAGCACGACGCTTAGAAGCATTCTTCTCTGCCTGCTTCGCAGCCTTCTGCTGATCCTGAACATGCCGCCAGTACCTGTACCGGGCGCTTTCACGGCGATTGATGTCAGTACGAAAAATCAACTCACCGGAGCGTGAGTCCTTCTTCTGGTCTGCCATGTCACCACTTCACCTTGTCAGCCCAGTAAGCCGCGCTCATCTTGCCCTTCGCAATGTTCGCCGCATGACGAGCCTTAAACGACGCCTGACGTTTCGTAGGCTGCCTGTCACCCGTCACACCCTGCTGACCAAAACGAATCGTCTTGACCTGCGAACCTTCCTTAGCCACAACAACATGCGACTTCGTCGGATGATTCGGGGTGCGCTTAGGCTTGTTGTAGCCAGAAACGCCAGCACGCTCTAGGCGCGAATCCTTCTTCGCAGCCATCACTTCTTCTTTCTGACAGCAGCGTTGTCAACGAGATTGGGGTACGGCCTACCCGCCTTCTTCGCACGCGCCTTCGCAGCAGCCTTCTGAGCTGGGGTCAGGGGAGTGGATTTCTTGCGCGGGTTAGGCCGATCCCAGAACGCCTTCTTAGCGGCCACTCTTCTTCTTCGGGCGCTCCTTGAGTTGACCCTTTGCGTTGTACAGCGACTTCTTAGGCGCAGCTTCAGGACGCAGTGTGCGCGATCCCTTAGAGCCACCCTTACCTGTGCGTCCTGCCTGAGCCTTCATCAGCGAGCCTTCTTCTTAGCAGCAGCCTTCTTCGCAGTAGGCTTGCGCTTCTCGTAGCGGTAAGACTCAATCTCAACCTTGCCGCTGGGTCGGTAGACGCCCTGCGTAGTCGTGGTACGACCAGAAGACCCCTTGCCGCCCTTATTCTTCGTCGTACCTCTTGGTCGCATTGCCATCACTTGCTCCCGTTCTTGCTACCACCGTAGCCATTACCGACCTTCGACTGACACCCACAGAAATTGCACATCAGCGGTCCCTCTTTCCGACCTTCTTCGCCAACTTTGCCTGATTCTTCACGTACTGAGGAATACGCTTTGCCTCAGCAGTCTTGCGAGACGCAGAAGTACTCTTCTTCGCGGAGCCACCGCGAGCTGCCTGTGCTGCTGCCATGTCAGCGAGTCCCCTTACCCGAGCCACGAGTACCACCCGGCTGCTTCGCATTCGCATGATTCGTCCACGAATTAGCCGAACCAGCAACCTGATGCGGAAGCGCATTCGTGCCCGACACGTTCGACACATTCACATTCGGCGGCTGAACATAAGCCGCAGCCTTACCACCCTGATTCGCAGGCTTCTTAGGCGCTGCTGCTGGAACTGCCATTACTTCTCCTTATGCGACGGGAACTCGACGGGAAATCGACGCAGCAAGATTCGGCTCGCCACGCTGCGTCAACCCAGCGAGCAGGACATTCAGATCAGGACGACCACCCGGCGGCAAACCCGCCTGACCCGGGGCCACACCACGAAGACGACCCAACGGGTCAATACCTTCCAACGACTCACCACCCAGCATGGGATCCTGCATGGGATCGCCAGGGACCGGGGAGGCAGCATCAACCATCGGATCAACCATGCCGGGTGGCGGCTCAGGGGGAGCGAACGCTTCCGCGATCACTTCCTCAATCGGCTTACCCTTCTGCCGGCCCTCAATGATCACCGCGAGGCGGGTAAGGATCTCCCCAGGATCCTGACCATTCTGGGCAAGAACAGGGATCGCCTGCGCGTAACCAGCCACCGCTTGACGCAGTGCCTGACGCATGTCCTCGATGTCCAGCTTCTGCTCTTCCTCCGTCGCGTTTAGTGAGAACGGCAGGGATCGGCGTAGCCAGTCCTGGGAGATGAGTCGGTCACCACGGGCCTGCAACCCAAATACCAGTGCGCGGTTAGGGTCCAGACCCGCCATGAGGCCATATTGAACATCGACCGAGTAATCGTTCTTGATGTTTTTCTCGGGCGAGTATGAAACCTCATAGGGTGTACCGTTGTCGTTGCCGCGAACAGTTTTGCGGAACGACGGCCAGCAGACCTCCTCCACTTCGAAGCAGAGGGCGATCAAATCCGTGTATGCCTCAGCGAACATGGCGTGCGCGGTGCGGACCTGGGTGTCGAACCCGGTCATCAATGCCTGCACGCCACGACCTGTGACGATAGATGCGTCTAGGTTGCCACCGCGAACCTCAGGGTAGCGGGAACCTTGACGCAGTTCCTGATCAAGAATGCCTTGCTCTTGGAACGCGGCAGGGGGAACCTCGAGCGGGATGCGCCGGATCTTCTCCGGCGTGGACGAACGCAGCACCGCATCAGAACCCAGCGACAACTCCTGCACATCCTGAGGGAGTGCGATAGGTGCCTGCACTGACTTCTGTGCCGCTTCCATCGCGAGCAGCGCGAAACGTGCCTTCGCCACCTGAACTGCGATCACATCATCGAACTGACCACGCGGATCCTCGTCTAGACCAGGCCGGCGCACCTCCACCGCGAGGCACTTGCCCACCGGGTTGGGGGTGCGGAGCAGCTCAATGCCACCCTCACCGGGCAGGAACAGAATGTCCACGTCCTTGTCGTGGTAGCGCACCACCTCGATCTTCGTGGTCGCACCCGGTGCCTGCGACAAGATCACGTTCTCCAACTGCGGGAACTTCGCGATCAGGTCATCGATGTGGTAGTTGATCGTCTGGAACAGTGCCTTGACGCGGTCACGTCGATCCCGTACCGTGTAGCAGCCCATCGAATCCAGCCACTTGATGCGCGGCATCCGCTCATCCCAGTCAATCTCAATGATGCCCGGGACGAAACCGTAGGTGACGTAGCGGTCGGCAGCGGCATACGCCTGCTTCTGCAACTGCGAATACTGCACGTAATACGTTGCAATGCGGGTACGCATCTCTGCGCGTTCCCGAGCCGCATCCGACACCATCGAAGAACTCGAGCAGTTGAACGACGGCAGGGGAGCGATCACCTCGGACAGGTCCCGTGCCGCCACATCCACCATGTTCGCCACAATGGGGCGCGTGTACGGGCCATCCTCAGGGAACAGTTCAGGGAACACGTTCGCCATCTGACCGCAGCGCACCATCTTGATGTCACGCATGCGCTGGTCACGCGAGTTGTTTTGCACGCGCAGACGGTTGTAGAGGCCAGCCACCTCGGCAGTACTGGGCACCTAGCCTCCTAAAGAGTCACAAACATGCGGTCACGTTCAAACGAGTTCAAGTCCACCGTGGCCTGGGTGGAACGGTCATACTTCGTGGCGAAAGGGTTGTTCACGTGGGAGCGGGAGAAGTTCGTCATCGCCGCCACACGATCCCGGCACGCCAGTTCCGCGAACCACAACGCCATCACCGCGTCAGTCTTCTGCGTCTTCGGCGCAGCCGGATGCCACGTCACCAACTGCTCCACCAGAGCCTTCGTGGATTCCGACACGTGCGTGGAGGGCAGTTCAACAAGCTGGCGCTTGTCCTGCCACCCCGAAAACAACGTCGTCATCGAGGCCACACCGAAGTCCACGTCATGCTTATTCGCGCCCGTGAAATGCTCCCGCAGGATCGCACCCGCCCCCGCCAGGTACTCCCTGACCTCACGGTCCTGGGTGAGCATCGACTGGAAGGCGTTCTTCTCCACCCGCCACTCGATAATCCCGTACTTCGATGTCCAGTCACGGATCATCTGCCGGATCGCATCCGGCGTCATCGCCGGCTTATTCCACACATCCAGCACGTACCGCTTCTGGGTCACCGGATCCAGGCCGATCACCACCGCAGCGGTGTGACCCGCCATCGCAGGGTCCAGGCCGGCAACCACGAGCAGCCCATCCATCCCATCCGGGCGGCAATTCGCCATCCCGCGAGGCATGACCCCCGCCAGACGATTCCCATTAATCGCGCCACGGACAGCATCAGGATGGAACACGGCATCATCGGACACCTGCTGCTGCATGTACACCATCGCCCACGTGCGCGGGGCGATCCGGGCACGCTTCTTCGCCAGACGCGGCCCATTCCACTTCGGGAACAAACCATCCTCGTCCGGGTCGGCGTCCTTCTCCGTCGGATCCGGGTGATTCGTGCGCGGCCACAACGTCACCCAATCCTCAGGGCTGTCCGCTGTCTCCAACACCGCCGGCATCGACAAATACGTCCACGGCGAATCCTCTTCCGGGTAGCGAGTCGGATCCCGCAGCTCGGAATACAAATCCTTACCCGACAGGCGAGTGCCCACCACCAGCAGCATCCCATTCGCCGACAGGCGCGACATCACCTCAGCCTGCAACCAGTCAATCTGCTTCTCGTACTCGTGCGCGTTCGTCAAATCAACCGCGTCATCCACAATCACAATGTCCGCACGCGCACCAAAAATGTGCCCTCGAATACCCAGCGCCTGGACGGTCGGGTCCTTCTCACCCGAATCCCGAGCCTCCCCCGACACGTAAATCAAGTCCTGCGTCCACGACGCATCCGACGACTCGAACCCCCCGGCGGGAGCGTAATGCGCGTGCATCTCCGTGAACTTCGGATGCGTCAACCGCGTCTTCACCGCGTACAAAAACTTCCGCGCCATCGCCTGAGTCTTCGACACAATAATCACGCGAATATTCGGATCCATCGCAATCCGATACGTCACATAATTAATCGTCAACGTCACCGACTTGCCATGCTCCGGAGGCATATTCACAATCGCCAGATCACGCTCACCCGGCTCGAACACAATCCCCGCAGGAGTCCACGAAGGGGCACGCCCCTCCATCAAATCCACCACATTCTCCATATGCGGAAAAACCCGCATACCCAAAAACCGCTCCGAAAACTCCGGAAACCCCAGCTTCAGCGGCCCCACCCGCTGACGCATCCCCCGAACCTCATCCACCCGCTGCGCGAAAACCGGATCCTCACGCCGCCACCGCTCATACGCCGACAACGTGCGACCCGCACGAACCAGCGACGCCTCCACCGTCAACCCATCCGCAATCGACTTCAACACCAGTTGCTTCAACTCGGCAACAGAAACCGACTTCGAACGACCCGACATAAAAAAACCCCACCCTCCACAAGGCGGCCAAATGAAGGGGACAATAACCAGGCCCGGTATCCACCCGAAACAAGGCAGACTCCACCACGCCGACAGGAAATAGATAAAACATGTACGTCAATGACGTACACATAAACCCGGACCCCCCCAGGGGGTCCAGAAAAAAGACACGTTCGGGGTTCTCGCTCACTCCGTTCGCTCAAACCCCTCACTTATATAGTGCCTGCTCATCGGCGTGTCACGTGCACCACTGTGACCAACCTCACAAAGAAACACCTTGCAAACATGTACAAACCATATCCAAACGGACACACCACACACATCCCCCTACCACCAAATACACACAGAACTACAAGGAGATTATTTATATATATGTACACACAGTAGTTAAAACCCTGGGGTCAAGCTCGTACGTGTGTTCGACCGCCGGTGCGTCGACCGATGGGGGACTATGGGCGCAATCACACCCCAGGAGGGGGGGGAGGGGGTGGCGACCGACCCCGCCCGACCCTGTCGTGTGTGTATATACGGTGAGACTCTCCTATTGTCCTAGGTGGGGGGGTGTGTGTCATCGCATCGGATGCATCGGATGGATGGGGTGGCATGGGGTGCCGACCGTGGTCGGCGGGGGGTGCTCGATTTCTGGGGTGGATGGATTTCGGCGTGGGGTATTGCAATTAGTGACGGGGTGTGTATTGTCATGGGTAGCGGATAGGTGATCCGCATTCATCTAGGGGGTTTCAATGTCGGAGTCGACGTTAGATATGAGGGCGTTGGGGGATGCGATCCGCGGTGCGGGTTTCCCTGTTCGGATTGAATCGACGGGGGGTGGTTGCGCCACGATGTATGTGGGGGTGTGTGTGAATCCTGACACGGTGGACGATGCGCTTAGGTTTCCTGTCGTGTTGGGTCCGGGGGTTTTTGATCGTGATGGGGCATGGGCCGATTGGGAGGATTTCTATGTCGGTCCGGACAATGACGATGCCGATGGGATTGTGACGGATGCCACGTGGACGATTGAGCGGGCTGTCGATGTCGTGCGTGAGAATTTCGCACGGTGGGAGAATGCGACACGGGAATTCGTGGCGGCATACGGTGAGGTGACCGCGGTGACGTCTCCGACATTGACCGCGGGGGAATTGGTCCGCATCCTGTCGGCATTGCCTGCCGATACGCCCGTGATCATGGTGATCGCGGATACCGATCACGCGTGCAACGTGACGGGCATCGACGTCGAATATGACGGGAATGATCACGCCGCGGATATCGCGGTGATCGCGTGTGCCGATAACTACGATCCGCGTCAATGGTGAGGGGGAGCGTCATGCTGAGAACGGTGGAATTGGAGCGTCGCGGGATTATCGATCCGGGGTGTCCTATTCATGGGCGGCGCGTGTGGGGGGAGATCCGGGCACGTCACGGTCTACGCCCCGATAACGGATCTAGTCTGCTCACGTTGCCATCGGCGCAACCTAAGGTGGGCAAGAATTACCGACCGACCGCGAGTGTGACGTTGCTTGCTGGGACGGATGGGGGATTGTGCGTGTCGGACACGCATTGTCGCGCTACGTGTGTGGTGAATGAATCGATGAGGGCTCAGTATGCGAATGTTCGTGCGGCGCGTGCGGCGCGGACGGATTTCCTGACGGAACGCCCGGACCTATTTCTAGGGTTGTTGTTGGATCGGATGCAATGGGCGCACGATAGGCATGGGATCCTCGATGTCCGACCGAATGCGAATTCGGATGTCGCGTGGGAGCGCATCGCCCCAGCTCTTTTTGCGCTGATTGCAACGTGGGACGGACGTGCCTATGACTACACGAAAAGGATAGATCGCGTGGGTTTCCTTGCGGAGAATTATCGGACGACGTTTTCCGTGACGCGTCACACGCGTCCCGATACGGTCGCTCGAATCACGGGCCGGGGGGACACGGTGACCGCGGTTTTCCCATCACTAGCACCGCTACCCGCGGTGTGGCGCGGTCTTGACGTTGTCGATGGGGACGTGACGGATGACAGGTTTTCGGATCCGGCCGGCACGGTCGTCGGACTGTTGGGTAAGGGAAAGCTGCGGGGGGTGCTCGAGCATCCGCTGATTGTGCGTGCCTAGATTGCAACGTGTGTCCGTGGCGCGTCCGTTATCCCCCGGCATGGGTCGGGGGGTAGCGGTCCCGGGACGGACCTGGGGTATCGGTTAGGGGGTGGTTGTGATGGACATCTATTGCGGACGGTGCGGAGAGCCGTGGGAGATCGAGTCATTGCACGAGGAGACGGATTATCGCCGGAGTGAGGGGGAGTCGGTCACGGTGTCGCGTGTGCGCGCCGATTTCGCGGCCCGGGGGTGTGTCGCGTTTTCTTTCGCGACGGATACGCAATGCGAGCTGGACACGGGGAACGTGCGTGCGATGGCTAGCGGTGCGCTGATGGATTTGCTGGGGGATGACATCGATGGGGTGGCGGCGTTGCTCGATGATGCCGAGGCTTTCGGAATGTTTCGGTAGGGGGTGGAATCGATGACGACTTTCTACGTGTGGTCATTCGCGGTCGGGCTTTTCCTCGTGCCGGCGCTACTCCTGGCGGGTTTCTCGTGGGCGCTCGAGCGACCGGGGATCACGGACCGGGGCATCACTAGCACGGTGGCAGGTTTCGCCGTGTTGGCGGCGGGTTTCGTGACGTTGTGGGCGTGGATTCTTCCGACTCCGGGGGAGCTTTCCTAGGTGCGGAGTGTCGCCCACGTCTCGCACGTGGGCGACGCCCTGCCACTAGGGGCAGGCAATAGGTGAGGGGGAGTGATGGCAGATATCGGAGCGTCTTGGGATCCGATCACGGGGACCGTGTCGGTGGATCCGTGCCCGGATTGTGGTGCGGGTAGTGGGGTGCCGTGTGCGTGGGCATGCTCGAGCAATTGGGATCCCGAGGGGGTGTCGTCGTGACGGGCTCGAGGATTAATCGGGACGGGACGGTGCTGCACTACGGGTCGCCAGGATTCGACGGACAGTGCGACTACGAGGGATGTCGTGGGCACGTCCGCACGGGCCGCTACTGCTGGTCACACGCACGGGGGAGGGGGTGAGCTGATGTCGCGCAGACGTACCCCGAGGCAGGTGCTGGGGCCGACTGGTGGGGCTTGGGTTCGGATGGCTCCGGGGTGGTATCGCCACGAGGAGACGCGCTACCGGGTGATGAGGGTCGGGAATTTGTGGCACGTGTGGGGTGGAAGGTGGGACGGTGCCGCATTCAGGACATTGTGGGCGGCGCAGACGATGGTGGAGGGGGCAGGCCAGCTCGGGGATTACCGGGTCGGATCGCAGGACTAGCACGATGTCGGAGTGTCGGTATATGTTGCATGCAATATGTGACTATGATTGTGTGACCGGGAGGGGGTGAACGGAATGAACCATCGCTGCCGCGCATCAATGATCGACTAGTTCTGGCTCCATCATCCCCGGAGGTGCGGGTTTCGTACCCCCTCGAGATCCCCTCCGGGGGTGGTGGTGGCAGCACTAGCACGAGCTGGAAGGAATGCGGATGGTGTTTCAGCGGGTTGTGGCGACGCTCATCGAGCGGCCCCCGGATGGGTTCATGGTGACGTTCACCGATTCTGATGGTGCCCCGGACACGATTGTGTCGTGGTTCGCGCATGACATGGACGGTGCGTTGGATTGGGTGGAGACGGTGGTGCAGCAGTCCACGCTGGTTGTGGCACCACTAGCCCAGGATGGTGCCTACTCGGTGTCGGTACTCGAGGATGAGGCATGACTAGCAGGGGGAAGCCGGCCTTGTTCGGCTGGTGCATTGATGACTTGCACGAGAAGTGCATTGTGTGGTTGGTGAATTCGGATCGGCGGTGCGCCTGCACCTGCCATGACAACAAGTAGGAGAAGGTAATGGATTCGACATCGATTGAGGAATACCCGCACGTGATGGTCCCGTCGTGGACTCCGGCGGTTCAGCCCGAGGTTGCGCCCGTGGTGGATGAGGCACCAGCCCCTACCCCCACCACTAGCAGCACTAGCAAGGTGGATTCGCGTGCGATTCGTGCCTGGGCGAGGAGCCAGGGCATCGAGGTGGGTGCCCGTGGGCGCATTAAGCCTGAGGTGATTGCAAGGTATACCGAGGCGATGCAGTAATGCGCTACCCGGAATTCGACGGCACGCAACAGTGCTCGTCCATCGGCACGAGCTTGTTCTACCCGGACAACCCATCGAACGTGACGGTGATGGAGAAGCAGATCATTCACCAGACCTGCTACTCGTGCCGTATCCAGTCGCAGTGCCTGGAGTGGGGGCTGCGGCATGAGGAGTATGGGTATTGGGGTGGGTTGTCACCGAATCAGCGGCGTGAGCTGCGACGGAAGGTGGGGATCCGGCTCGAGGTGGTGCCGGTGACGGCGTATGTGGGGCTTCAGAACGTGAAGCAGGCGTCGTGATCTGCCCCCATTGCCGAGCAGGTGGTGACCTGAACGGCCTGGGTGACAGGTTTGGTGCTACCCAGGCGCATCTGCGCTGCACGGACCTGAATTGTTCGTGCCAGCACGATGTGGGTGACAGGTGGGTGCGTGTCTAAGCCCGTGAAGGTGGCCTTCAATGAGATCCCTGACGGCCCGGACTATTCGTGGGCTGGTCCGCAGCACACGTGCCTGTGTGGCAACGACACGCTCGCTGTTGCTGCCCGTTTCGATGACAACAGGATCAGCTTCTATTTCTTGGATGCGAGGTGTTTGAGTTGCGGATCCTATTTAACCGTGCCGACCGAAGCAGACGACGAGCCATGCACGGCGTGATCGGCACAGGGGATTCCTCGAATCGCATGTGGTGGAACCTGGGTGCGCGTGCCATGAAGGATCACATGCTGCGGGAGTTCACCTCGTGGGCGATCTCATGCCCGAATAGGGAAACCGCTGACGACCTGTGGGATTTCATCATTAAGGCGAGGGAGGTGAACGTTGATTTCGACACTCACGCCTGAGGAGAAGCAGTTCTTGAACTATCAGGAGGCGGTGATCTATTCGATGATCGCCGACCGTTACGACCGTGAAGACCCGGACGATTTCTAGATTGGAGTGATTGCAATGAGTGTCAAGAGTGACGCGTCCATTGGCGTGTATCTGGATGCGGAGAAGGCGACCGTGCGGGATGTGCGTGACTGGCTAGCCGAGGTGAACCGGCTGAACATCCCTGACAGTGCCCCGCTGGACGAGTGTGTCCTGTCCCTGTACCACCGCAGTCAGGTTCTCGAGTCTGTCCTCACGGAGTCATCTCTTGGTGTTGAGGGTTGGGACATCCTCGTGGGATTGTCACGTGTTTGAGGATTGCTTCTGGTGTGCAGGCTCCCTCAACAACGAGGGGGTCTGCACATCGTGCGCTTCAATCTTCCCAGTCTTCCCAGATATCCATCGGCTGCTGCCTGAAGGCGACAAGGATGGTGCCGACAGTCCAGCCGGCGAGCAACCCAAGCACACCTAAACCAGCCAACACAGGCACAACCCACCAAGACATGCGATCTCCTAAACCCACGGTGGTTCACCACCGAGCTTGTCCGACAATTTCCTGAGCGCATTCCTGACACGACGCCGGATCGTGGACTCGTGAGCCTGGTAGGTGGCTGCGAGGATCTGCACATCCATCCCGCCATCAGCGAACCGGGCCTGCAAAAGTTCCTGATCCTCTTCGGTGAGTGAATCGAGAGCGAACTTCACATCGACCAGCATCGCCAGCCGAGTGTTGCCCTCACCGGGACGTGACTGTGTACGTCCGTCCGTGTCATCCTCGAACGTGTTGAGGATCCAGTTGTCGTAGTCGTACACGTCGGGAAGCAGCTCGTGCAGGATCGCTTCGGAGTAGAACGCGTGGTCTTGCACCTGGGTGCGGGTGAGGATGGCTCGTTCCTTGGTTGCCCAGCGCATGCCGGCCCGGTAGAGGGCCGTGCCCAGCTTCCCTGTCCCGACCTTTCCTTCTTCCCGCCAGCGGGACAACTTGTCCGGGTGTGCAGCCATCCACAGGTACATCTCGGATCGGATGTCATCGAACTCGAGCAGGAAGCGTTGATTCCTGTGGACTCGTTTCGCTACACCATTGGCGATACGGATTTCCGTATCGGTGACCGTGGCTTCGGCTACCGCCATGAGTACTGCACCCCCTCGAACACGAAAGACTTGTTCATAATCGGGATGGGTTGGGGGATGACGGTCTGACCGTCCACGTACACGACTGCCCAGCCCTGCTGCCAGTTGTGGGTCTTCGTGTACTGCATGCCGGGCGAGCGCATGTCTACGAGGTTCCCGACCTCCATACCCCACAGGGTGCGGGTCTGGACCCCGTTGATAGCAAATGTTACCGGTTGATAGCCCTGGCGGTGAGTGTGCCCGATCACGCAATTCATGCCTGTGCGCCGAACCAGCCCTGCTGAAGTTGAGCCGGCAACCTGCACCACACCAGCCTCGTCACCATGCATGAGCAGGGTGTTCGGGGCCATCTTGAAAGCCTTCTTGTGATACGTGATTCCCAATTCGGGGAGGCGTAGGAAGTTCTCCAACTCCAATTCGGGGGCACCGAGCAGGCCCGGAAGCCTGCGCGTGATCGACAACCACAACCGATCACAATGGTTCGATCTCGAGATGTGCTGCACCTGAAGATCCTTGAGGATCTGATGCGTGAGATCCCGATCCTTGCCGATGCTGCGTTCCCACTCCAACTCCGTGCCCTGCGCGTACTTGCTGATGGTCTGAAAATCCATCTCGTCACCGACGCTGACGACCATGTCGTCCTTGGTTTTCGTGTCGGCGATGCATTGGGCTACAGCATCGACAGCTTTACGGTCGCAGTACGGTACTTGCAAATCACTGATGGTGTAGATTCGGCGCATAGTTTCGTGTCTCCAAAGATTATGAGTCGCGCTCTGTCAAAACTGGCACGGTTAGTGCCGCCACTCCATGATGGAAGAAAACTGCATACGCCCCCTCTCCGTCTGAGAGGTACACGAACCCGTGCTGCTCGAGTCGTTTCGCGATCTCAACGATGGACACCTGCGCCATCTTGATCACATGCCCACTGACCAGATGCACGTTAACGATGGGATCCACCATCTCCGACACGTCAGGGAAGTCCGAGCTATCCATCAATGCACGCATCCAGGCACAGCAGGTAGCCAATTGCGTCGGTAAGATTGTCGGCCTTGTGGGCGTGGATCTCTCGAGCGATCTTGATTTGCACAGAACACAACGCCACCTGCTGCGGGGTCACGCGAACGCCCAGGATGGGGGACCACAGGTCCGCGATCCGTTGAAAGTTCACGGACGGATGGTCATAGGCGGCTTGCCTGTCGCCCGTGACCAGGCGCACAGCCTCGGTCGCCAGCTCAGCATTAATGGGCTTCATCGTTTCGGTGGTGGCACGAACACGGTGACCAGATACTTCGCCCGGTCCACCTTCACAACACTCAAACCCATCTCTTGCAATTGCCTGAGTAGCAGTTCCCAGTCCTGAGGGAGCATTCACACCATCACCATTTCGATCACGGCCTGACGGCCTGCCGACACATACACGTCATTCACGTCCATACCTGGGGGCATCGACACCGCCACAGCCGTATCGACCTCTTTGCACACGGTCTTCCCGAATTGGCGACCAGCCTCATCCCCGTCGCACATCACGACGACACGGTTGTAGTCAGCCATCAGCAACTTGAAATGGTTCGCCCAATTGTTCGCACCGGGCACCCCGACCGTAGGCAGGCCACACATGGCTGAAGCAGTGATGCAGTCAGCCTCACCCTCCGTCACATACAGGGTTGGGGACTCGATGAGGAGATCCTTCACGTTGAAGAGCTTCGTCTTCGCGCCTGGACGTGACAGGTACTTCGGGCCGTCCGGGGTGAGAGATCGGTAGCGGATGTCCACGACACCAGCGGGTGTCAGGTAGGGGATGGCGAGCCTGCCGGTGTAGTCGCTGTCGCCAGCATGTTCACCGCTCACGTAGCCGAGCCGGAACGTAGTCGCCGCCTCGTGACTGAAACCTCTTGCCTTCAGATACGGGGCGACCTGTTCCAGATCCAGTTGATACCGGGTGACTGTCTCCTCCAGTAATCTCCTCGCAGCGTCGGTAAGCTTCACGCCACCCACACCCCTCGTACTCTTTTACAACAGCAACCAGATCCCCTTTGAAACCGCAACTGAAACACGTGATACCCCCGGTGTCGTTGGACACGCGACACGACGGCGTCTTGTCCGGGTGAAAGCCACACCGCACTGTTTGCCATCCGCGTTTCGGTGTCGGTAACTGCCATCCGTACTTCGTTAACACCGCCCATAGGTCACCGCTTCTGTATGAATAGGAGGAGTTCTGCAAAGTCTTCAGCCTCAATCACGATGTAGGACTTGGATATGGGGTGGTTGCGCCGCTTGATGGCGGCGGCACCGATGACGAGGGATGCTGGCTTGGGGTCGTGTACGTGTCTTGCTTCCCAACGCAATGCTTCTTCGGTTGCTTCCCGCATGTACCCGCTGAGGTCAATGCTCTTTTCGTTCTTCGCTTCGATCACGACTGCTAGGTCGTGGACACGGATGACCTCGTCCCCTTCGTCGTCCTTGCCACGTCGTACTAGGCGCATGATCTGGAGGAACTTGGATCGAAAGAAGTTTTCTAGGTCGATCTCGAACCCTGCACCTTTGCGCTTGTTCGCTCGAGCCTTAGCGGATGCGTCACTCATCGTGTCTCCAAGTCCGCAATGTGCATCCGTGCCGGCTCATACACAAGCCACGACACCACACCACCGGAAGGATCAGCCGGGCCGTAACGGTTCTTCACCGCACACACCCCGAGAAACCCAGGGTTCGAGTTCGTCACGGTAAGGATGCAAGCCGGGGTCTGAGCGAGCTTGCCCATGATCGCCGAGCGTGGCGGGGCAGGGTTACCGGAAACACCCTCACTTGTGTGATGCAACGTTAGGAATGCAGCGGATGTCTCCCGACTCCACCATTTGAATTCCCTGAGCAGGGAACGCAGGGATTCCCAGGCGTCACCATCCGAATGCGTGCAGTCGATCAGGTTGTCGATGACCACGAGTTCGGGGTACTGCCCGTACAGTTCCACGAACGCATCAATCTCCAGCTCGATGTCAGACAAGGATGGTGCAGACTCAAAGCACCAGCGGATGTGCTTCGCCTGAGCGAGTACTTCACCTGCCCACTCAGAGTCAGCCATCATGGGTTCCACCTGGGACTGGTCAACGTCGGTGATCATGGATGCGAGGCGCAGCGCCATCGTGTGTTCGTGCGTGTCCGCACTGAAATACAGCGTGGGCCTCTGTGCCTGTAATGCCCAGTGCAGCGCCAGCGTGGACTTGCCGGCACCGGGGGGACCACTAAGCATGGTGATTTCTCCACGACGCAGGTGGATTTGGCGTGCCGCCAGGGACTGGTACACGTTGGGCAGGGTGGCTGCGATCTTGTTGCCTGCCTTGACGGCACGGTGGAGGCTACGCATCTGGGAGCAGGCTCCCTATGTAGTGGGCGACGTTGACAGTGACGGCGTTGCCCATCTGCTTGTAGCGGTGCGAGTCAGCTAGGCCAGCAGTCCAGTCGTCAGGGAATCCTTGGAGGCGCTCGCACTCGATAGGCGTGAGACGTCGGACACATGTTGCGTTACTGGCAAGCACGGTTGCTCGTGTCTCCGTCGCGTTGTCAAATGCGTTCAATGTCGGGGACACCCCCCCCCGCTTCCATGTCTCGTAGTCCTCGGGGTTCATGGCCCTGCGCGACTTCGTCCACGCTTCCATGTCGAACCTCCAAGACTCCCGGTAGATAGTTCAAGCTGACCCCGCCAGTGCTTTTGGCTTGCGGGGTTGGTGTGACAGTTGCATTCAAGGTCGTGTGTCTAAAGTCCACGGCTACAGCAGGCACCTGACTGGTGGACAGGGGGCCAGTCCCATCCTCAGTTATTCCGAGGCCGGGGTTCGCGTTGCCGTACCCCCCCCCGTTCTGCCAGTTGAAAGCGATGGCTCCACTACCTGTTCCAACGCCAATCGAAGCCGCTCTGGCAGAGGCTTGCCACGCTTCTCTGTACGCCGCAGGATCCCAGCGGCAGCCTTCCCACTCAGTAAGTAGCGGTCGTCTACCTGGGTGAGCAGCACTTGCGACAAGGAAGACTCGACGGCGACGTTGGGGCACTCCGAAGAACTGCGAATCCAGCACTTTCCATTCGATGTGAGGAAGCCCTGCGTCGTCCAATGCAAGGAGGATTGTCCCGAAATCGCGTCCCTGATTTGACGTAAGCAGTCCGGGGACATTCTCCAAGAGGAGCCATCTTGCTTGGACATGCGTCGTGAAAGCGAGTGCATCCCAGAAGAGGCCGGTACGTTCCCCGGCAAGTCCAGCTCGCTTTCCTGCGACGGATACGTCCTGGCAGGGGAACCCTCCACAAACAAGGTCGGTTCGTCCCACAAGTCCGATGGTGTCAGCGAACTCAATGGCAGTCCTCACATCATTATGCTTCGGTATGTCGGGCCAATGCCTGTCCAGCACGGTGCGGCAATGCTTGTCGATCTCAACCTGGGCTATGCACTCGTGGCCTGCACGTTCCAGGCCGAGATCGAACCCGCCAACACCAGCGAACAGGGACACGAACTTCATGTCAGAGGCGAACAGTCTTCTGGCACTGCTGCGCCTTCGACGGCGCGGAGCAGACATAGAACGCCTTGTAAGGGCTGCCTGTCTTCTTGGAGATGCCTGCCGGCACCAGCTTCATCGGCTGACCGTGATCACACATCGGTGCAGGACCGGACGGTTCCGGTGCGGCAGGAGCAGCACCCCACGGATCCGATGCGGGAGCCGACGCCTGAGCAGGTGCCCACGGGTTATCGGCAGGAGCAGCACCCGGTGCAGCCGAAGGGGCCGCAGCCACGAGGGTGGCGGCATTGGATGCGCCCACGCTGAGAGTGACTGACTCGATGAGGGTCTGCATGCCCTCAGCCAGTTCAGCCCAATGCATCTGGAACTCCGAAGCGGACCCGCCACGGACAGTGATCTGCACGTCGTGACCCGCAATGGGCAGGCGCACGTTCGCGCTGAAAGCGGACTCAGTTGACACTATTCCTCCAGTCAGATGTTGCAATCAATCGTTTAAAAAAGGGAGCTTGTAGGGGGGCTTGCCGCCCACGGCGTAGCACGACGGTGCCACCGTGCATGTCTGGCACATGGACGTGACGTGGGGGAGGAACCGCTCGGAGCGGATGGAATCCTCGAAGGTGGACAGCCAGTAGGACAGCAGTTCGTCGGTGTAATGGGCAAGGGACACCAAGCCACCTACGTCGCCTTTGCGTGCCATGTAGTAGGCACCAAGGGTGGGGTTGTATCCGAGTCGCTGCCGGATCCCTCCCGCGTACACACCAAGCTGCGTACTAGCCGCAGGCTCACGTGACCCCGTCTTCAGATCGACCACGATCAGTTCACCGTGCTGGTTGACGAAGACCCGGTCGATGTAGCCGACGCACAGCACATTGGGGGAGGCGTCATCAGAGGTGACCATGTTGGGCAGCACCAGGGTGAAGTCGTACTCCACCATCGGGTGACCATCGACCTCGAAGATTTCCCACCCTGAGGTGCCCCGCCACTTGACGTAGTCGGCGAGCATGTTCGGGCCGTTCACATTCCACCACGTGCCGTCTTCCTTATTGGGGAACTGTTTGGTGGCGCGACCACCGGCACGCAGCGACTTCGACGGATCCACCTGGGCCATCTCCTGATCCCACGCATCCCGCCACAACGTGGCGAGCGTGGCAGTCGATCCCTTGTCGAACCATTCGGCAGCAAGGTGGAATGCCTTCCCGCCGACGTTCCAGTACGCCTCCTCCTGAGGCACCCGGTGGACACGGGTCAGACGGAACTTCTCCCCGCACTGCTGGAATGTGTCTAGGCTCGAGTAGGACACCGAGTTGCGTCCGGTGAGTTCTTCCACGGTGGGGCGGGTCATGGCTTCACCCACCAGAACAGGTGCCCGGTGGACAGCATGCCCATGTCCTGATCGTTGACTTCCTTGCCTTGGACGCCCAGCTCGTGGACAACCCGATCCCAGTCCAAGTCGGACCAGCCGGGTTCAGCGACGATCATCAGACCGCCGGCGACAGTGACCGACTTCACGGTATCGGTCAGACCCTGGTCAATCTTTTGCATGCCCTTCAAAGTAGTCCCCCGATCTGACAGTCGCAAGGTGTGACACGGCGTGTCGTGTCTGAAACTACAATGGTGTAATACGGCGTGTCGCCTTGCGAAGTTGGATGTATGACAACACAATCACAGGGCGCCGGGGCGCCCCCATAGTCTTTAAGTACTTACTGTTCTTACTACTTAGGCCCACGTCTCCCGAACCGCCACCCGCGTCAGCGGGGGGGGGCATCATGGTTGATGCTTCGATAGGCCCGGACGGATCGGTGTTCCCTCGGGGAAGTCCCCAGCTTGGTCGGCCTTCACGTAGAAGAACCCAGGAACGGACTCCGGGTCGTATGCGACCACGACCTGTTCGTCCTCGATCATCGCAAGCCATGACTCGAACCTAGCCTGTTCGTCGTCAGGCAGGCTACCCCCTTGGCGAATTCGCCCTAGGTCCCTCAGCATCCGTGCGGGGTAGGCCGCTGCGTGCTGCGGCTTCACCCGCCAGGGGATCTCCCGGTCATATCGGGCCTGCTTCTTCGTCAGGCCGGCACGATGCATCGCTGCCGCCACCGTGGATCGAGCAACTTTCTGCCCGGTCGTCTCATAGACTCGCTGCGTGACCTGTTCGTGCGTCAGACCTTCGTCCTGTACCCAACGCCGCAGGGTGGCGTTGTCGGGCAGGATCCGTGGAGCTGGCATTCGACCCTCCAAAAGGGGATTTTTTTCCCATTTGGAACATACCACACATGTTGCAAACATATGTCTAACGGTCCCGTTGTGGCGTTACAGAAGTCATTCCACGTATTACAGGCAGCGTTTCGCCACGTCGTGTCCGAGGGGGGACTTGAACCCAACTCATATGTTGCAAACCTCAGGTCATACGCCCTATAGTCTGTCACAAGTTGTGTTCAGACAAGTCACTAGACGGAGGGTTTCCCAATGAATATGCGGATTTCTGAGGCCACGCAGGGCTACATCGATCACTGCCGAATGCGTAAGCAGGCATATAACACGATTCGCACGAAGCAGACCGTGCTGGGTTTCGCCCTCGATGCGTGGGGCAACATTCAGGTGCGGAACATTCAGGCCCGACACATTGATGTGTTCTTCTCCACGCGTCCCGACTGGGCACCGAACACTACGAACAATTACGCCCAGGTGCTGCGTGGCTTTTTCAAATGGTGCCGGCTGAATCGGCATCTGCCTCGTGACGAGGATCCAATGGAGATTTGGAGCAATGTTCCTGACGATGGCAGGGAACGGTTCTATGTACCGGGGGACAGGTTCGGTGACCTGCTGGATGCTGCTGACCATCCGTTGGATCGCTGGGTCATAGCTCTTGGTCTGTTCACGTTGATGCGTGGCTCAGAGATCCGGTCGTTGCGGGTGGATGCGCTCGAGGGCAGGGGCACGGACCACCCGATGCTGAGGATTTTCCGGCATAAGACACGGGATCACGATGTGATGCCTGTGCCGTTGGAGTTGGTGGAGGAGTCGGATCGGTGGTTTCACTGGCTGCGCCAGGACAAGGGGATTGAGCAGCCGTCTTGGTATCTCGTGCCGCAGCGGCTGCACCGTGCCCACGTGTGGAACGAGGAGAAGGGCCGCTACCTGTTCGCTTCCGGTAATCACGGGGTGGATCCGACGAAGCCGTTCAGGAACAATTACCTTCCGGTGCAGCGTGCCGTGGCACGCCTGGGAATGGATGGGACGCGGGTCGGTGTCCATACTTTGAGGGCTAGTGCCGCTAGGCATTTGTTCACGGAGTTGTCGAACATGGGCTACGACGGTGCCCTGAGGCGTGTCTCGAGCCTGCTGGGGCACAAGAACACGACGACCACGGAACGGTATCTGGGGCTGTCGCTGGAGCGGTCTAGCCGGAATCAGCAGTTCTCGGGGAACAGGATGTTTCCGTCGATGGCGCAGCCTGCGGGGGAAGTTGTCATGTTGCCTTCGGCGGTCAATAATGCGTGACATGAAACGCACCCAGGTTGTGCATGAGTGTGACGTGTGTGGGGATAGGGCCACGACGGTGACGGTGGCGTTCGCGGGGGAGTACCCGTGGTCGGTGGATTTGTGTGAGGAGCATGCGGCTCCGATCCGGTTGCTCGAGGCTCGGGGGGTTCAGTCGGCTGCCCCTCGTAAGCCGGCGATTCGTCCCCCGAAGACAAAAAAAGAGGGCCGTCCGAAGACGACCCATAAGGTGAAGCTGAAGTAGGCCCAGGTGGGCACCCCGTAGGGTGCCTCTCCCTGGCGATCTGAGCCATTCTGAGGGGTTCAAGGTATGACCCTAGGGTTATGACTAGGGTACGGTACTCAAACCCCCCAGAATGGCTCTATTTAATTGTGTCAGATATTGCTATGGAAGCAGGCGAGACAACCGGGCTTTGATTCCAGATTGATTTGGGTTGATTAGGCGAGCAATACGCCGACGCTCCTGCTTCAAATTGAGGCCATCAGGATCGTTCTTCCTGCCATAAGTAGGCAGACGAGGAACCCCATCCACCCCACCATCCGTCCACGTCTTATGGAACAGCAGGTTCTTAGCCGGCAACCCGTAATGCTTCATCAGGGCAGCGGTCCCCACCCGCAGCGACTCGAGCTGCTCAGGGATCCACGGCTCACCATACGTGTGATCCGTCTCGATCCCGATGGCGTGCCAGTTCATCTGATCCTTGGCAACACCCCAACCAGCGCCACCCGCCCCCGCATGCCAACTCACCCCAGCGCAATACACGTGCCAGACACCCTTAGTGTCCACCCACATGTTCGCCGCAGGCCCGTTCGCAACCATCCACTCCAACGCACCAGGCGACGGACCTTCAGGGCTGGCGTCGTGATGCCAGAGAACAAACCGAAGATCAGGGTAGCCACCACCGGAAGCTGACCGTGACTTCCACGGACCAACCTCCTTGACCTTCACGCCGGCCTTACGCAGAACCTTCGCCGCGTCAGTCAGCCACACGCTACTCACAGATCATCATCCTCATCCGGCAGGACAACAGCCTCATCCACCAGGGACGGGCCAAGGAACGGACCCACGGAGTAGGAAGCAATAGAGGTCAGGACAGACACGACAGCGGCAGTCGCTGCCACAGCCAGACCCTGCTGCCAGTCAATCGTTAGCACAGTCACACCGGCAACGAACAGGGCCACCAAGGCTTGGCAGAAAGTTTTGATGGCTCGCTCGGACGTTGCGACCCAGAAACCACGATCATTCAGCAAGATGCTCAATCTCCTCATCAATCCTCACAATCTCCCGCTCAATGCGGGAGATCCGTGTAGCCATGTCATCCACCTTCGTATGCAAGTCACCCAAAGACTTGCCACCGTTCTTAGGCATGCGAGCTTCGATATACCTTTCGAGAGGTTTCACGATGAGGAACTTGCCTAAAGCAATCAGCGCACCAATAACGGCAGTCAGGAACGCCAGCACGATCGCTGCGTCCTGCACGATCTGAATCCAGTCAGGGGTGTCGTAACTCATTACAACTCCCGACAGGTGACCACGAGGACACCGCCAAGACCGGACTGTTGACGCGGGGGAGAGGTCTGCACCATCTGGATGTCCTCGATGAGGACCGTGTACGTCTCCTTCGCGAGGAAGTCCTGAAGAACTACAGGTGTTCCTGCAATCAGAGCGTTACGCAGGTTCTGCCACCGGGTCATGGCGAACCCTGGGTATCCCTGCTTCTGACCAAAGCGATCAGTCTCTGAATCAAATACGAGGAGCGGCAGTCGCCACACTTGCTTACGAGGCACAGCAGGCAAAGCCTTGAACTGCCAACCCCTAATCACCGGACCCTTAGTGGAATCACCCGCAGATCGGGTCAGCACAAACTTCAAACCAAGAGACTCAACAGGAACCGAAGGCACAACCTGAACCTCAACGTTCGCTGACCCCTCAGGGAACGTGTAGATCGAAGCCTCAGTCCCACCCTGCTGCACCGTGGACACGGCCACGCTGCCCTTCAACTCACCGAAACGCCGGACATTCAGGAACCGGAACGACTTCGACTCAAGCGTGTTGTACCGCACCTGGCCCGTGAACAGGGTTCCTGAGGAGACGAGAGTGGAGGCTGAGGTTATGTATGTTCCTGACCCGTTGACACCGACACACACCCGGTCAGACGAGCCAAGCAGGCACACCCCATCGACGGATCCCGTAACTCCGGTCGATACGTCAGTGGCGTAGGCAGCCCTGCCCGACGCATCAAGATCAGATAGATCAAGCCGAACCACCCCACTCTTACCGTCAATCGAGTCCTTGACACCAGCGAACACAAACCTGTCAAAGCCAGTGAAGAACTCCACAGGTGCAGAGGACTGGTAGGTGAGTGCCCCGTAGGTGACCTGCCCCTGGTCAGACACCTGACCGATACGGATCCCCTTGTTCGTCCCGATCACAATCAGAGAACCCAGGTAGGAGAACATGCCCGTCACATACTCACCGACAGGTAGTTCAGCCACGGTCACAGCAGCAGTCAACGTCGGAAGGGAACCATCCGACTCATCGACCGTGAACTTGTAGATCGCTGAGCTGTTGCCTGAATAGCCAGCAGCCAGGATCGCACCTGGGCTATCAACCGCAGCAGTCCATGTCCAGCCCGACTGAGGGTGAGTGTAAATGGCTGAAGGAAGTGCTCCACCTGTGAAACCACCCAACTCATGCAGGGCCGCACCATAGGCGGCAATCAGACGCTGCTTCACCCACCAGCCCTTGCCAGCACTGCTAGCACCCGTCCACTTCGAGGAAGCAGTAGTGCCGGAAGCGGCAGCGAAATCAATACCCGTGGCGTGGAAACCCCACACACCGTCACCCGTGGACACCAGCCATGACGGGTTAGCCGTCCAGCCTGTGATCTCCGTCGAAGACCCAGACCCGGTAGACCGGAACACCTTCGCATTCGTAGACAGGTACACATAGTTCGTGCCGCCACTGACCACAGACACACACCGGGCCGTACCCGTAGACGCATCCTGAAGGCTCATACTCCTCAGGAGTTTGAACTCACCAGGCGTCCAACAGTCAATACCCACAGATGAGGTGAACCGACGCATCACCCGCTCATCATCAGCAGGCTCCAAGAACGTGATACCTGTACCGCCCGAGAAGTCACGCTGACTGCGAAGCCACCAGCCCGTCAGGGACTGCTCACCAGGGTCACGCTGATTATCGAACTGCTCCTTATTGGAGGCAGTGAACCCGCGAGACATAGGGAACTCGTCACTCGCCACACCCAGGAACGGCTGACCAGCAATCGCCCACTCGTAGGCGAACGCACCCAGGCTGAACTGGGTCAGGCTTGCAGAGTAGGCGACACCAATATCAAGTAGTGGTGTGTCTGTGATGTCTGTCAGGACAGTCAAAGCAACCCCTCAGAGGGCGGGGCCGAAGCCCCGCCCCCATCAACTAGAAGGAGGAACCGATCAGGTGAGGTCGAACCACAGGTAAGAGAAGGTCGCGGCACCCTGGTCAATCGCGGCAGCGGACGAGTTCACGGCATAAACGGTCACCGTGTTTGCAGCCGTCACAGCGGCACCAGCGAAAGCCAAACCCGTCGTCAGGGTCGGCACGTTGATCACGACAATGTCACCAGCAGCAGCACCCGTCAGGGTGAACGTCTTCGAGCCCGTCTCGCCAGCGGCAATCTCATCGAAGTTAACCGACGCAGTACCCGTAGCCACCACAGCCTTCAGCGCAGCAGCCTTACCCACATACCGGGCAGCAATCTCAGCAGCGCCAAGACGGTCACCAGGATCAGGATCAACAGAGAACGTCAACGTCTTACCGTCATTGATGTTCACGGTGCGCGTACCATCGGGGGTGTTCGCAATCTCAACACCATTACGCTTCACCGAGATCACAACAGCAGGGGTGTCCTTGCCAATGAAATAGGTCTTCGAGGTTGTGATCGTGTCAGGGAAAGACACAGCAGAGGACAGGGCGGCGTCACTGAACCATGAGCCACCTGTGAACTCAACGACAAGTGTGTCGCTGGCACCGTTCGATACGGTGACGGAACCACCGGGCATAACTATTCTCCTTCTAGTGGGTGTTTCTCCTCACAGCTCCTGGCTAGTGAGGGCACAACAAAGGTGCGCCCACAAAGGGCGCACCTGTAGGGGTGTTCAGTCTTCGTCGTATTCGACGTATCCAAGGAAGTCCCAGATGTCGTCGTCCATAACCACTCCTTATCTGGCATCAGGATGCAGGTTAAATGGCTGCTTTACTGCATTGCAGTGCAGCAGGGATCGATGGGGAACTACTCATAAGCGGAAGTCAGGCTCGGCTTATGAGGGGTGGCGTTAACCCCTAGTTTCACGCCCCGACTAGGGCGGCGGCTTCTTCCTCGGTCAGGCCCAGGGCGGCGAGCTTGGCGACAGCCGACGCCTTGGCGGCAGCCTTAGCCTCCTCGGCAGCCTGTCGCTCGGTCTCCGCAGCGGCAGCGGCAGCCGCGTCAGCCTCTCGCTGCGCGATCTCCTCGGCGGTGAGGGGTCGCTCGGTCACGGTGCCGTCCGTGCAATCCACGATAACCGCGATGGGGGTGGTGTCAGACATGGTGGCTCCTAAGCCTTAGTGATGCCGTACAGGGTGAAAGACGAGTTGGTCATAAAATTGGCAACTTGGCTAATGACCTTTATCGACGTAATGGCTGCCGTATTTGCCCAAAGCCCAGCGAACGCAATGATGAAGGCGTTATTGGCTGCGCCGCCATTTGTCTCTGTGGCGCTATCGCTTGACACGCTCTTATTGGTGCTGCCTGCATAGTTGGGAATGTAAATAGCCGTTGAGGCGAACGTGCTCGCGGTTGTCGTGTCAGACGAGGAATAGCCGGATAGAAGCACCGACTGGGACGCGGCAGAGTAACTCGATGCGCTGGCGCTGTTGCCTTCTAGCGCACGCACGGAGTAGCCGGACCCGTTGCCGTTGAACTCTAGGTTGATGTTGTCGGCGGCTGGCCCACCCGTGCGCGCGGAGCGCGTCGAACAGACAAGCAATAGGTCCGTGTAGGTGCCGGGGATATCCGAGAAGGTGACATTGGCGGCGTTGCTGCCGAGAGTCTGCTTGGCAATCAGCTTCATGGTCGTCGCCATGTCAGCGGCCCCCTGTTCGCAATTCATGGGTTAACGTCATCACGCCGCCTTGATTCCGTAGAGGCTGACGGTGCCCGTCATGCTGCCGCCAGTAACGAAAAGCCGGATGGCGTCAATGGCAGCCGTGCTGCGCCACAGCCCAACAAGTCGAGCCACACCACCATCGGCGCGTCCAGACGCGGACAGCATGGTCTTGTTGACGTTCGTATTCGCGTAAGACATGACTTGGAGAACGCCAGAACTGATTGTGGAGGTAAGCCCAAAGGCCCAGAAGTTCGCGATTGACGTATCGGAACTAAAGCGCTGACTGGCGGCAGAGGTTCCGTTTCCAGACAACTCTGTGCCCGAGTAGTTGGAGCCGGTGTCGCCATTGAATCTCAGTAGCAGCGATCGATTTGACGAGTTTGTCAGCGCTACTGACAGCACTAGGTCCGTGTATGTAGCGGGGATGCTGCTAAAGATCACTTCGGTTACCGCGCTCGGTGATGCGGTGGCGATCGGCTCGTATGTCCTAGGCATCGGCCACCCCCGTCGTGAAATGTGTCGTTAGAGTCATGCGCGCAGCCCATACAACGCAGCGGTGCCGTGCTGGGCAAAGTTGCCGCCGTTCCCTGTAAGTGAAATGGACGTGACGGCAGCTATTGAGGACGGGAACCACATGCCACTTCTTAGGTAGACATCTCCTGAGCCATTCTTGTCAGCGCCGCCAAAAGATCGCGTAACCTTGTGCTTGCTGGTTGATGTGTAATCCAGAATGTCCAAGACGACTGCACCGAAGATGCTGGCAGTGTCTCCACTACCGGGAACAAAACCGGGAAAGATGTAGGAGCCCGCCGCCAGTCCAACGGCACTGGCAGATGACCCGTCGCCCTTCAACTGGTGGACCCTGACATAGTTGTTGCCAGTGTCTCCGTTGAATCGCATCAGCACATCTTCACTGGCACTTGTAAGCCGCAACAAATACCGAATCTGCAAGTGCTGGAAGGTGCCAGGAATGTCGCTAAACGTGATCGAGGACGCCCCGCCGCTGCCCACCGTCACCGTGGCGATCGACTCGAAATCACCACCACCGGCATAAATGAACGGATTGATAAAGAACATCAGGCGCGCCGCCCAATCAGGTACACCTTCGCGCCCTTAGCCCCCGTGCCTGCCACGTCGATGTCTATCGTGATCTCGGCATCATCAGCGAGTGCGCTGTCGCTAATGACCGCAGCCGTGGCAGCCGTCGTGGAAGTTTTCTCGTTAGCGTCGATCGTGAGTTTCGTAGACAGGATCGTCGTCCCGCCCTCATTGATGTCGAACGTAGGCAGACCCGACGTCGAGGCCGTGGACAGGGACGCCCGTACCGCCGTCAGCGTCATCGCGAACGGCATCCGGAACGTGACCTTAGCCGTGCCCGTGGTCAGGGCGGTTTCCTCGTCGGAGACCGCGATCCCGATGACTTCGGCAGGACCCTGCCAGATCAGGCCCGTGGACTCGCCAGAGGCCGCGACGAGTACCTGCCCGTTGGAGCCGACCGCGAGACGCGCAGGGGTGTTGTCAGCGG